TTTTTTTTTTCAAGCAGAAGACGGCATACGAGATACATCGGTGACTGGAGTTCAGACGTGTGCTCTTCCGATCTGGCTTGCGGCTCGAATTCGCTCCCGAAGAGATGGACTTGTATCAGGAGGATGAGAAGGAGAGTGCCCAGGCGGCACAGACCTTCAATGCGATGCTCAACGACTGCCCGACGTTCGAGCAGTTTGAATTCGTCGCTTCGGTCTTTGGCTTTGAATACGATGCTGACAAAGCCAAGGCGTGGTATGCGGCGAAGGAAAAGCGGCGGGAGCTCATGGCGGTGAGTGCTCCCCCGGCGACCCCACCCGGTTCTACCGATGCGCCTGACAGTACGGATGCCGCGCAACAGCCCGACGTGCCGGAAGGGGCAACGGAAAATGACGCCACCGCGAAGGCGTTAAAAGCGGCGAATACCGATGGCGTCATGATTGCGCTCGACCTGCCGGAGGGCGCAGCGATATTTCTTGAAAACGCCGCCCGGGCTGCCTTCGGCGAGGAGGCGCAGGTCATCCCGGCGAAGGAAATGCACATCACGCTCGCTTATTTCGGCGATGTACCGTCGCTTACTGCTTCCTCGGAAACGCTGTCCGCGCTGGTGCGAGCCTTTGCGTCGCAGCATTCGATTATCCACGGCAGCGTGAGTGGCATCGGCCGCTTTAGCCATGAGGATGACGAGGGCAAGAGTGCGTTCTACGTATCGTTCGATTCGCCCGAACTGCCTGGCTTCCAGCACGATTTAATGGAGCTGCTCGACGGGGCAGGACTGTCCGCAGACAAGACGCACGGGTTCACGCCGCACATCACGGTCGCGTATGCGAGCAGCGAGACCGACCTGGGCGCTATCGAAGCGCCGACGGCAATGCCCATCACCTTTGATGCGGTCGTCCTGGCATGGGGCGGGGAATGGACGGCGTTCCCGCTGACGGCGAATGCCAAAAGCGACACCGCTTCAGTGAAGGCTGTGAACGCGCTGTGGGACGATCTCGCCAAGTGGGAGCGAGCGGCGCTCAAGCGCATCAAGCACGGCGGGGACCTGGCGTTCAACTCGGACAACATTCCCCCGGCTCTGCACGGCTCCATTCTTGGCGCATTGGAGACCGCGGCGGACGCGGGGCAGGTGAAGGCGATTTTTGCGAATGCCCAGACCTGGGGGAGCTATCCATGACTTGTATTGTGGGTTGGGTTGAAAACGGCAAGGTCTGCATGGGCGCGGACAGTGCTGGAATTTCAGGTTGGCAAAAAACACTTCGCAAAGACCCAAAGGTATTTCGCAATGGAGAATTCCTCATCGGCTTTACAAGCTCTTTTAGGATGGGGCAACTGATTCGCTATTCATTTACTCCACCCGTTCAAGACGGAGAGGATAGTTTTGAATACTTGGCGACCAAGTGGGTCAATGCGCTCCGCGAATGTTTGAAACAGGGCGGCTTTGCCACATTGAAAGACAGCGTTGAGACCGGCGGAACATTGTTGGTCGGGTATCGTGGGCGACTGTTTCGGGTTGACGATGACTACCAGGTGGGCGAGTCCCAATATCCATTTGATGCGGTAGGGAGTGGCGCACAGGTCGCGCTCGGCGCGTGCTACGCGCTTTTTATGGCGGGCATGGTTCCTACTCCCCCACTCCCATTACAAGCAAGGGTTCTCAAGGCGCTACAGGCTGCCAGTTGTTTCAATATTGGCGTAAGCGACCCGTTCAATGTTGAGACATTGTAGATGCCATGATCGCAACGCGTGACCAGTGGGAAACCGACCTGGCGCGGTCGCTGTCCAGGCTCTCACAGCGGCAGCTCAACCGGCTGATGGAATCCGTCGGCGACCCGCCTGACCTTAACAAAATCACGCCGGAGTTTTGGAACGAGTATTCGACGGCGATGCGCGGCGAACTTCTGCCGACCCTGGAAAAAATCTTTCTTGGCTCGGCAGAGGACCTGCTGGGGACGACGTCCATCGGCGTGGACTGGGCGCTCGTGAATCAGGAAGCCGCACGCTGGGCGCGGTCGTATGGTTACGATCTGGTGCGCGGGATTACAGACAACACCCGCAACGCTTTGCGAGACAAAACGGCGGCATTCTTCGAGCAAGGGCTGAACCTGCGCCAGCTGCGGGACTCGCTCGAAAGCCTTTTCGGTCCGGTACGCGCCGAAATGCTGGCGGCAACGGAAGTTACCAGGGCGGCAGCGCAGGGCGAGGCGGCGACGGTGCGGGAAATCGAGAAAAGCGGCATTGCAATGGTGCCGGTTTGGAATACCAACAATGATGCCATTGTCCGGCGCTGCCCAATTTGTTGGCCGCGGCACGGAAAGAAGCAGGGGGATGGCTGGATTGATTTGCCCCCAGCTCATCCCCGATGCAGATGCTGGTGCAATTATGAGTTTGCGATGGAAGGCAAGGTTTATCAATGGTCGAAAGCTTCTGGCGATTTGCTCGTCGTCTATTTGAAAAGTCGGAAGTCATTGAGCGCGACGGTGCTGAATTCCTCCGTGTGACCAATCGTTTCAGTGGAAGGTTGCACCGTGAGATTCAACTGCCGCCGCCGCATGTGAACTGTCGGTGTCAGCTCAGTCTCGCGGCGGAGCACTAAATGGCTGCCGGAATTGAATTGCGAGGTCTCGAAAAGGCGATTGCCCAGCTGGTCGCAGTCGGCGATGTGAAGTTCGTCACGGACGCCCTCAAAGCGGGGGCACTGGTCGCCAAGGGGTTTCTCGCCAAGTACCCGCCGCAGAAACACTTGACTCGGAAGCAAGTTTACGGGCAAACCTTCAAGACCGACAAGCAGCGGCGGGGGTTCTTTGCGAAACTGCGAAGCGGCGAAATCGAGGTCCCGTATCGGCGTGGGCAGTCGCCCGGCAGTGAAGCGCTGGGGCGCAAGTGGACGATTGAAGCACGGTCGGCGCTGGAAGTTGTCGTCGGTAACAACGTCAGCTACGGTCCGTTGGTGCAGAGCCGTTCCGATCAATCGCTCTATCACAAAGCGACCGGCTGGCAGACCACCGACGATGTGGCGGAACAGCACGGCGACGAAATCGTTCGCGGCGTCGAGCAGCAATTCGGGAAGCGTATCCAGTCGCTAGGGTAGGAGGGTTCAAGATGCCATATCACATTATTCAACAAGACGGGAGATTCTGTGTCGCCAAAGAGGGCGAGGACACTCCGATGGAGGGCGGCTGCCATGACAACGAGCAGGACGCCAAAGACCACATGGCAGCGCTGTATGCCAAGGAACCGGATGCTGCCAAGTCCGTTGACCTCGAAGCATGGACCGGACGGGTTTATCGCGCCTTTCGCGAAGCCTTCCCGGACTCGCCCTATCAACTGTCCGAAGTCTATTGCGAGCATGTGTGGGATGACCACATTCGAGCGCACGTCGGCGACAAGCTCTACCACATTCCGTACACGATAGACGAAGCGGGCGAAGTCACCTTTGCCCCTGCCAACGAGTGGGTCGAAATCGCAATGGTGGAAACGCCCGTTGATGACGTTCCCTCTGAAACGGCGACGGAAACCACCCCCGATACAGTCGTGATGATGGGGGATACCATCAAGGCATTGAAACAGGATGGGCATTTGCTCCACGTCGGCGGCTATCTCGTTCGCTTCGGCGATGAGAATCACACGGACTCATCCAGGTTCCGGGACTTTTTCACGGCGCAAACCGACTTTGGCGATGCGACCAAGAGCCACACCTGGTTTCATCACACTTTGCCAGTCGAGTTTATAGACAAAAAAGGCAGGCGGCGGGAGGCACGCATCACGCGCGAGTTCACGCCTGCCGAGCTTTCGTTTGACGACATTGGCGTATTCGCCAAGGGCGTGCTCGACGAACGCGATGAATACGAACGCATGATTGCGGGCATGGTGAAGTCCAACAAGATTGGCTGGTCGAGTGGGACAGCGCTGCACCTGATCAAGCGCACGCCCATGCCTAACGGCAGTCACCGGATTGACCGTTGGTTGCTCGGCGATGATGCCAGCTACACCCACACGCCGGCGGAACCCCGCAATGAAGTGGTAAGTCTTAAATCTCTCAAGACATTGAAGCTCCCTCTCGCTGAGGGAATGCAATTGCCAGAGGCGACACCCAAGGGACAAAAGTCTGGTGACGCGGCAAGCGCCACCGCCGAGATCGGAAGAGCGTCGTGTAGGGAAAGAGTGTAGATCTCGGTGGTCGCCGTATCA